GTTGGGGGACTCATCCTCCCATTGGTTCATCGCAGGACTCGCTTGTGAAACAGGTATTGCACCGAGTGTGTTGCTACAGGAATCCCCTCGTATGCTGTGGACAATGCACCGCTGGTTGGTAGCCAAGAACCTACCACGCAAATAGAGAGGCCCTCCCTTCGGGGAGGGTTTTCTCATTGGTAGAATTAGAGGGTTAGGAGCATCATGGAACAAAGTCGCCTAGAGGGGTCAGCGGAAACCCTCAAGATGCTTCGAACTTATGAAAAAGACTTATTCAAACAATTGCGCCAAAGTGTCAACTCGCAACTAAAGCCAGTGATCACGCCAATTGAGAGTCAGATAAACAGCAGCGTCACTGCAAGCATCCGCAGCAACATGACTGGTATGAATCACAATGGACGAACCGCTTGGTCTGGTGTCAAAGTAACTCCTAAATCATCTGTTCGACCTCGTGAGCTTATCTTCATTGAGGGTAAGGGTCGCAATGGTGGCCTAGATAATCAAGTTGGTTTTGAGTATGCCGAGCTTGCAGGTATTCAGCGTCGCCCACCCAGAGCTGTATCTAAGGGCTGGTATTCTACTGGTGTTGGCTATCACTCCTACATTTACAACGGGCAGGGCAAGGCGTTCAACGCTAAGCTCACCTCAACCTATGGCAAGCCAGGTCGATTCTTGTGGAAGCGTGTGCTAAAGCGTAAGCCAGAGCTAGAAAATAGGGTTTTGAAAATAGCCGAGAATTTCAACATTAAGGTCAATCGGAGGATCAAATGAGCATCAAGATTCGGATTCTTTCCGACTTTGACAAAAGGGGTATAAAGGATGCTCAAGATTCCCTAGACAGTTTAGGTAGAGCTGCCACAATCGCACTAGCAGCAGTGGGTGCTGCTGTTGCTGGAATCGCAGCTAAGTCTGTCCAAGAGTTTGCAAAGTTTGACGGGGCTCTAACTAAGTCACAAGCCATTATGGGCGACCTCACCAAGACAATGGAGGAGGACATGGCTAAGGCTGCCCGTGAGGTAGCCAAAGCCACAACCTTCTCAGCCGAACAAGCTGCCGAGTCGTTCTTCTTCCTAGCTTCGGCTGGTTTGGATGCCGAGGCTTCCATTGCAGCCTTGCCACGAGTAGCTCAGTTTGCTCAGGCGGGTATGTTCGACATGGGTCGAGCTACCGACCTTTTGACAGACGCTCAGTCTGCACTTGGCTTGACAATCCGTGACGACGCTGTCGCAAACATGCAGAACATGATAAAGGTGTCGGATGTTCTCGTCCGTGCTAACACCTTGTCAAACGCAACAGTCGAGCAGTTCTCTACCTCCCTAACAAACAAAGCTGGTCCTGCGCTTCGTGCGTTTGGTATCGACATCGAGGAAGGTGTCGCAGTTCTGGCAGCGTTCGCTGACCAAGGTATCAAGGGCGAAGAAGCTGGAACAAGACTTGAGATTGTTCTAAAGGACCTTTCGACAAAGGCCATCGTCAATAAAGACGAGTTTGCGAAGCTTGGCGTAAGCGTATTTGATGCGACAGGCGACATGAGGAATCTTGGCGACATCGTTGCAGACATGGAGGGTCTGCTTGGCAGTATGTCAGACGAGACTAAGAAGGCTACGCTTCTTCAGCTTGGCTTCTCTGACCGCTCTGTCGGCGCAATGATGTCCCTTCTTGGAACATCGGATGCAATCAAGAACTATGAAAAAGAACTGCGGTCTGCGTCGGGCTTTACCGATGAGGTTGCAAACAAGCAACTCGAGACTTTCAACTCTCAGCTCAAGCTACTCGAATCTGCATTTATAGATGTTGCAATTCAAATAGGTGAAGAACTGACTCCTTACCTACAAGACCTGATTCCAGTAATCCAAGAAATGCTACCGCTTCTTGGACAGAAAATGGCAGAGGCTTTTGCCAGGGTTGACTGGGAAGGGCTAATCGACGCAATCGGCAGATTCTTCGAGCTATTCGTTGAGAACTTTGACATCATCACTCGCACCATCACTGCTATTGGTCTTTACACAATCGGTCTCAAGACTCTACAGATTGGTCTTGGTTTAGCTAAGGCAGCCCAACTTGGGTTCAATACTGCTGTAAAGGCAAACCCCTATGTTCTTGCTGTCACGGCACTGCTGGCTTTAGTGTCAGCTACCGTCGCCTTTAGGGGCTCAGCCAAGGATGCACGACTTGAGAATCAAAAGGCAAGCTACCAAATCAGAATCCTTGAGGGTGAGCTTGAGCAGCTCAATGAAGGCTATCGAGTTGGTGCGATGGATCAGGAGACATACGAGCGTCAGGCTCGTGTCTTGCAACAGCGTATTAACTCGGTCAAGATTAGTGTTGAGGGAACCGCTGGTGAGATTCGTCGATTCAACAATCTAAGACTTGACAACGCAATTGCGTCGATGAACGCATACAAGCAAGCTACATCTTTTGCTCAGCGTCAAGCTGAATCGTTTGCAGATTCCTATGCCTACCTAGAAAGCATTGGTGCTGTAACGCCTAAGAAGGGCGAGATTTCCGTTTCCACCACCGTCGACACTGGGCCGTCGATTTTTGAGCAGACGAGAGATGCAGTCCGTGCGCTTGTCAAAGATTCACAGAAGCAACTTAGTAACGCTCAGAAGCAATACAACAAGACAATTCTTGATGCCAATGAGAACTATGCAGTCAATGTAGAGCGTTTGCAGATCGAGTATGCGGACAGGCTCGAAAGCATTATTCGCTCGTCGCAGGCTCGTCTAACCGACGCTTACAAGTCAGCCGTAGCAGTCAACATCTCATCGCTATTTGAGCGTGACGAGAACAAGTCTGTAGAGGGCCTAGTCAAGTCCCTAAGCGACAAACTCACGGCCTCCCGTAATCTTCTATCAAACTCGGCAGAACTTGCCTCAGCGGGCTTCTCACAGACTTTCATCGAGCAGATTGTTTCGGCGGGAACTGAGACGGGTAACGAGCTTGCGTCAGCAATTCTCAACTCAACACCACAGGTTCAGAGTGAATTGCAAGAACTGTTCCGTGCTCTCGAGATTGAGTCAAATCAGGGCATGGATGCTCTGGCCTCACAAATCTACGAGCGACAGGGACTTGCTACTGATGCACTAAAAGACCTATACGAGCAGACTGGTCTTGAGCTCAAAGATGCTCTTATAGATCAGCAGGCCGAACTTGATCAAGACCTACTAGACGCAAACAATGCCTTTGCTGAATCGGTGCAGGCTATTCGAGAGACTGTTCTTGACCAAATCTCAGAAATGGACTCGGGGCTAGGGGGTCTAAGCAAAACCGTCGACCAGTTTATTGGGAAGCTAGACAGCCTAATTGACAAGTATGGAGAGGCTAAGGAGGCCATGACCATACCAGAGGTCCCCGCTCCTGCTCCCGCTCCTTCGCCTGGTCGTGCTCCTAGCGGTGGCGGTGTTCCGTCCACTGCCCCTGCACCATCCCCAGCTCCTAGTGGCGGTGCGGGCGGGGCTGGTGGCGGACAGCAGCCTCGAATTGTAGAAATACCAGAGCCACTTTCACCTGGACAGATTGAGGCACTAAAGCGTGACCAGTTTGACCCTCGTGTGGGCAACACCATCAACATAAATGTCAAGACGGATGCAACCCAGTCGCCTTCGATGGTTGGTTCTTATGTCGCTAAGGCAGTTGAGAAATACACCACCCTCGGCGGTAGCATCAAGGGCATCAAGGTAGTGCCTATCTAATGGCAATCCCTACACCTCTGGTTGAAATCGGCTTTGACATTCTGTCAAGCGGATTTGGTCCTTACTTTATCCTTGACGACCCAGTCAAAGGCAAGCTGGATAACACTGAGTATCTCTTAGCAGGAACCATTTTCTTCGATGTCACGGATTCGGTAAAGACCATTGCGGTCAAGCGTGGCAAGAACCACTCCATCGACCAATACGATGCGGGCCTTGCCAATGTCGTGTTCAATAACAACGACAGAACCTTTGACCCTGAGTTCTCTGGATCGCCGTTCTTCGGGCAGATTATCCCTAAGCGACAGATTCGCATTTCATCTGGTGGTCAGGTTGCCTTCACTGGTGTTATCGACGACTGGAACTTGAACTACGAACCGAATGGTGACTCAACGGCCTCAGCAGCTTGCTCAGACGCTTTGACCTACTTCTCAAGTCAGGCGATAGACGAGCGCACAAACTCCGCTCAGCAGTCAGGTGACAGGCTCAACACGATTCTTTCGTTGCCCGAAATCAACTGGCCTCTTGCAGAGAGAGACATCGAGACAGGTGCAATGCAGCTCGGTGCTGACACAATCGCTGACGGCACGGGAGCACTTGATTACATCCGACTAATTACACGCAGCGAACCTGGTTCGTTCTTTATCGCAAAGGCTGGAAATGTCGTCTACCGTGACCGTCGCACAGGCCCAACTTCGGGTGGAACTACTCTTGCCGATGATGGCTCTGGTATTCCTTATACCAACATGGTTGTCGAGTATGGCTCGGAGCT